TGATACTGATACTGGGAATTTAGAAATCGGTTCTATACCTATGGTAACAAATCAAGATGGAGAATCTGCACCCCTTGCTGATGGCGATTATGAAATACCTGGCGAAGATGGAACTACAACAGTAGTTAAGGTTGAAGGCGGTGTAATAACAGCATCAGAGGTAAAAGCACCTCAACAACAACAAGAGGAACCAGCACAAACAGAACCAGCACAAACAGAATTATCTCAAGAAGAAATGAAAAAACTATTTGAAGAAATTTCAGCGCGTTTATCAAAACTTGAAGAAGCTGAACAATCAACAGCAACAAGCGAAGGAAAAGAAATCGTAATTAAGCTTCAAGCAGAGATTGAAGAACTAAAAAACAAAAATAAAGAACTTGAAACAGTAGCTAAAGATTCTTTTGAATTGATCAAAAAGATTGCAGAAAATACTCCTGAACCTATTCAGAAACCATCTCCAAGATTACCTGAAGAAGATGTATTGAAGAAGTTCAGACGCGAACAAGGATTAGTATAAACAATTAAATAATAAAAGTCATGGCATTTGACGTATCAGGCTTAATAGCACACATCGAAGAGAACTCATTAGACTTCTCAACAAAAGCAATTACCGGTTCTAAGATTTGGGAACTTGGTTTTGATGAAAGACAAGGAATTAAAGCAGGGACAACTACAAAAGTTCCTATCCTTGAACAAACGGCTCCTTTTTATGCAGCTTCTTCTTGCGCAGTAAACGCATCGGGAACTACTACAATTTCGCAAGTAAGTTTAACCACTACTTCGATTGCAGTTAGCCCTGAATGGTGTTTGAATGACCTTGAAGCATATTTTACCCAAATGGGATTGGGTAAAGGCGCAAACACAGATTCATTCAGTGGTATGACAAAAATCATGGATAGACTTGCTGCTCAAGTTGCACGCAGAGTTGGTATGATGATGATTCAAGGAAAGACAACTTACACGAATGATACTGCGCTAAAACAATTGAACGGGTTAATATCAATCGTTGATACTGCTGGTACAGCAATTGATGGAAATACCGGTGCCGTAACTGTAGGTACAGGAATTACAACATCTAATGCAATTGCAATATTTGATGCGATTATCGCTGCTATTCCTAACAGAGTATTCGGAATGAATCCTGTTGTTATCTGCGGCATGAATGATTACAGAACATTAGTAGCTGCACAGAAAGCCGCTAACCAATACAATTGGGCTCCAACAGCAGCAGATTATTCTTCATTGATGCAAACATATCCATTGACAAATGTGAAGATTATTGCAATACCTGAATTAAATAATGATAATCCGGTAGAAACTGGTGTATTGCCGACAGCGGTTAAGAACAGAATATTCGCCCTTAATACTGACAATATCTTAATCGGTATGGACAAGAAGAGCGACATCGAAGAATTTGATGTATGGTATGATAAAAATACTCGCAAATTAAAGTCTTACATGAGATTCTCGTTAGGATTAAATGCGAAGTTCTTTGATGAAATCGTATCATTCAAATTAGTATAATTGAATTAAAAATCTAAAGAACCCTCTCTAAACACAGAGGGGGTTTTTTTTTAAAAAAAAGAAAATATGGCTTGTCAAATTATCGAAGGATCAACAATACCTTGCCGAGATAGAGTAGGAGGTATTAGCGAATTATACTTAACTGAATTCGCAAACGTAACATCTACAACCAACACATCAGGCACGATTACAGCAATGACTCAGGCTGCTTCAACAAAGTTCTGGAAGTATTCATTAGAGAAAGAAAATGCTGCGTTCACAGATAATTATCAGACATCTGTTGAGAATGGTACTTCATGGTCTGAACCTGAATTGGTATTCACATTAAAAGGTTTTACAGCAAAGAATAAAAACAATATCCGTTTGGTTTCTCAAAATGCGGTTGTGATTATCATAAAAGATAACAACGGAACTTACAAAATGTTAGGAATTACAAATGGAATGGATTTGGTTACTGCTCCCGGCGTTACCGGTAAAATGGTAAATGATTTCAATGGTTTGACCTTAACCTTTAAAGGGAAAGAGCCAAACTATGCTCCTGAAGTTTCTTCGAGTGTAATCAGCTCCATGAACATAGGTCAATAAAAAGTGTGTTTGTCTCCATAACGAAGGCCCCGAATATTTGGGGCTTTTGTATTTTTAAACAAATTGTACTTTTTTGGTATTAATAGCAATGCAAATAATTTATAGGAACCAAGCGAACGAATGTGTATTCACAGTTACTGAGAACGCAACATTAAGCAATCCTTATTGGCTGTTTGAATTGAAGGGTAGCCAAGATAATCAAGTAAAGAGATTTGTTGCGCAGAATACAACTACCTATTCAGATAGATATGATTTGTTCACCATAACAGAAAGTTCTGCTGAAAACCTATTAACAGGGACAGTTAGTTTGCCTTATGTTGCAGAGTATTATTATAAAATTTGGGAGCAAACATCACCTACTAATTTAAACCCAGCCAATGCAACTTCTATATGTGAAGAGGGCATTATTAGAGTTTATGAGTCTCCCGATTCAATTGTTCAGAATAATAACACAGACGATTCACTCATAGTATATGGCGGATAATAAACAAATAGATTTAAGGACTATAAAATTTTCTGAATATTCTATTCCTGATTTTAAAGAGGAGAAGAATTCAGAAATGATTTTATTTGGAACCAAAGCGCCTTATAAAAATCTATATCCACAATACTTATTGAATCTTTTTAATTCATCTCCAATAAACGGAAGCATAATTAAGTCAAAGATAAATTACATAGCTGGTGCTGGTTTGGAGATTGATACAACCGGATTAAGTGTTGCGAATAAATCAATTCTTTTGGATGGATTGAAACAAGTAAACAAATACAAAGAGACAGTTAATGATTGCGCTTTAAAGAGCGCATCAGATTTTGAGATTTTTGGGGGATGCAGATTGGAAATCATTTGGAATGCGGCAGGAACTGATTTTGAGTATTATCATGTGGACTTCAGTAAGCTAAGAACCAACAAAGATAAATCTTTATGGTTTTATTGTGATGATTGGAGCGTACCAATTCAGAAAATAAAGGCAGACCCAGAGAAATACAATTATAGAGAAATTCCTGTTTTTAATCCTGAAAAAAGAAAAGGCTCTCAGATTTATTATCTTGATAATTATTGTCCCGGAAACAATAATTATCCTTTGCCAAATTATATTCAAGGGGTTAATTATGCTGAGTGTGATTCTGAAATTTCTGTTTATGATTTGCAAAGAATTAAAAGCGGTTTCTTTATAGGAACGATAATGACTTTTTTCGGTTCACCTGATGACGAACAAAAGCAGCAACTTTTTGATAATTTAAAAGAGATGTTTCAAGGAGCAGATAAAGCTAATTCACTTATGATGTTATTTGCTGCGAATAAGGATTTAGCTATTGATATTAAGAGATTAGAATCTGATGACTTAGACAAACAGTTTACTATTTTAAAAGAAAATACAGAACGTGGTTTGGTTTGGGCACATAGAATAGTAAGCAATGTTTTATTTGGTGGTCAACCCAAAGATGGAGCATTGGCTGGTAGGGCCGATATAATTGAGGCATGGAGCATATTTAATTCTAATTATGTAATTCCACATCAAAAAGTTTTGGCACGTTGGATAAATGATTTGCTTGAATATAAGGGATTCAAGAACAGATTAAAGTTCAAATCAAATCCCCCTTATGAATTGTTTGACCAAGAGACATTATTAAAAGTAATGACTCGCGAAGAAATAAGAGAAAAGGCTGGGCTGCCGAAAGAAGTGAGTATAACTAAAATGTCTGCTCAATTGGATGTTGACCAAACAATTGAAATTTTTGCACGACATGGTTTATCAATAAACGATTTTGAGATAGTAACAAGAGAAGAACAATCGTTTGGGCCACATGAAGATTTAAAACTATTGTACAGAAATATTCTTGATTTAATTTCTAAAGACCCATTAATCAGCGATGAAAATATAGCTAAGGCATTAAAGACAAATAAAGAAAGAGTAAAAAAAGCAATAGATTCAATGATTGAATCAGAAATGATTATTGCCAAAAAAGATGAAAGGATAGTTTCGGAGAAAGCACAAAGCATTCTTGATGAGCAAGGAAGTTCTGATTTAGAATTAAGATATTCGTATGAATGGAGAAAGGATGTTAAGAGAGATATAAAAACAAGTAGAGATTTTTGCAAAAAACTTTTATCACTCGATAAACTCTACACAAGAGAGGACATTGAAAATATTTCGTCAATAGTAGGATATGATGTTACAACTCCATATTGCAGGCACGTTTGGGTACAAAATATAGTTAGAAAGAAAAAATGAGTGCACTATTCATATCATCTGAGCATATCAAGAACAACACTGTAGTTGACATGAACGTTGATGAGAAATATATTCGTGTTGCTATTTTAGAAGCACAACAATCTGAGTTAATATATGCCATTGGTAGCGGTTTGTACAATGAATTAGATACACAAATAACAACACAATCTCTAACTCCACTTAACACTACATTATTAAATTCGTATATAATTCCCGCCCTTCGTTATTGGACAGTTAAAGAATTAATTCCTTATACTAATGTTAAACTAACAAATAAGGGAGCCATTTCTAAAAATTCAGATAATTCAACAGGAGTTAGCACAAATGAATTAAATGTTTTGCTTCAGAAAACGGAGAAGAAAGCAACTCATTATGCTATGCAGTTACGTAAATATTTATTACAAAACAACACTTCATATCCTTTATTCTTAAATCCTGGTAATGACATCACAACGATTTATCCGAGAGATATAAGCTTTGAATCAGGCATATGGTTAGGGGGGGGCAAGAAGGTTCCAAGAATTGAGAAATTAAAATGGCCTTTATATTATGGAACAAATGAAAGCGAGTAAAAAATGGGTTCGGCAATTTAAAAAATATGAATCCGAACAAAAAAAAATAAATGACATTAAATCAGACAATAAAAGTATTCCAGTCGTTTGCCCAAAACCACAGACAAATAAATAGTTTCGGTTTTGGAAGAATTCAGGATTATGCCACAAGTGGGGACATAAAATATCCTTCAATGTGGTTAGATATTACTGATGATAGTTCTTTGAGTGAAAATGATTTAGAGACTCCCTTTCAGATTTATTTTATAGATAGGATGCAGAAGGGTGGAACAACATATCAAGAGGTCTTAAGTGATATGAAAGAAGTTGCTCTTGACTTGGTTAGGTATATTGATTCTCCAGATGTAGGAACTCTTTATATAAATAACAGAAGCGCAACGATGAGTGTCATTGGTGATCCATCACAAGATGATGAGGTAGCCGGGTGGATTTTAAAGTTAAGCGTGAAATCATTTGAGTCATTTGATTCATGTGCTATTCCGTTTAAGGGAACACCACCGATAAATACAGAGGATATGGTTGTTACCATAGTAGACCAAGATGGTAATATTATAGCGGAGGTTAGTTGCGGCGGTTCATATTTAGTTACATCATTAACAACGTTACAAGACACAATAGATTCAAATACTACTACAATAATTGAAGCATTGACATGAGTGTGAACGCAAACATACAATTAGGATTTAAGACATCAGCATGGTTTACTGCCAATCCGACTCTTGTTTTGTTACAAGGGCAAATTGTTTTTAGGTCAAGTGATATGAAATATAAGCTTGGTGATGGTTCAACGCAATTAAGTTCATTATCTTTTTTAGGTGGAACAGGGGGTGGAGATTTACTTGCAGCAAACAATCTAAGTGATGTGGCTTCTGCTGCATCTTCAAGAACAAATCTTGGAGCTACAACAGTTGGTGCAAATTTATTTACTGCATCCAATCCAAGTGCACTGAGGTATATTCGTGTTAATGCAGACAACACAATTACGTTTAGAACTTATGCTGAAGTATTGAGTGATATTGGTGCCCAGGCATCAGGTACGTATGCCACTGGAACAGGAACGGCAAATGGAACAAATACAGGAGATGAAACTACATCAACACTTGGAGCAACAATAAATGGAGCGGCAACTGCAACATTAGCTGATTCAGATTTAGTTCCTAACGTGCAATCAAGTGTTGTAAAGAAAACCACATGGACATCAATAAAAGCTTTTTTAAAAACTTATTTTGATTCAATTTATCAAAGTGCATTGGGTTATACTGCTGAGAATTCAGCAAACAAAGATACTGATGGAACATTAAGCGCAAACTCTGATACAAAATATCCTTCACAAAAGGCAGTCAAAACATATGTAGATAATGCTGTTACCGGTCTTTTGGATTTAAAAGGGTCAACTGATTGTTCTTCTAATCCAAATTATCCAGCAGCAAACAAAGGAGACGCGTATTATGTTTCGGTATCTGGGAAGATTGGGGGATCAAGCGGCAAGAGTGTTGACATTGGCGATGTATTCATTGCCAGTGCAGATAATGCTGGCGGAACAGAAGCCTCCGTTGGTTCGAGTTGGTTTGTTTTAGAACATAATCTTAGCGGCGTTGCATTAACATCAAATCCTTTATCTCAATTTGCATCTACAACATCCGCTCAATTAGCTGGTGTTATTAGTGATGAAACTGGTAGTGGTAATTTAGTGTTTAGCATATCACCAACATTTACAGGAACCCCAAGCGCACCAACAGCATCAGCAAACAATAATTCAACACAATTAGCAACAACTGCATACGTGGATGCTTCTCACGTATCTAAGAATGCGCAATATTATGTTGTAGACCATATGCATGGTACTATAACAGCAGCGGTTACATTAGGAACATATTTTATGACAACTGCCGGTACAGCAATGGGAACAGGGGCGGCTTCCGGGACTCCTATTGTGGGGTTTTATTTAGACCCAGCCGATTATCCAACAGTGAATGGAATAACAACTAAACTCAGGATTTCAGGACTTGTCGCAACTAATAATACAGCGCCAACCGTATCATTCACATTTGGATTGTACCCACTTACTCCTTTGGCTGGAGGAGCAGGACAAAAATCATGGACAGTTGGAACAGTTGTAAGCGGTAGTAATGGTGGAGTAGTTACAACTCCATCAGCAAACACAAACAATAATGCGGTTAGTTCTGATTTTTCTATTCCAGCTGCTGGTGTCTATGCCATAGGTGTTGCATTAAGCGGAACAACAGCTACTAATTCTTTTCAATTTATTAAAGCCCTATTACAATACAGAAACACATGACATATCATTTATTAAAGCAATGGTCGCTGAATGGCCCTATAAAAATAATACCTGAACATGAAGAACAAGGTAATGTTATTCAAGAACAAAAAATTCAAAATGTTTGGATTTGTTTCGGTATTGTTGGTGATGAACATTCATGCTCAAAGGAATTATCTAT